AGGAGCTACGGCTCCTTCTTTTTTCTTAATGTGTATATAACTTATGGATCATAGATAATATATTTATTTTTTTTTTTATATCACTTATCTACATTGAATAAAATAAGTTAGTTTAAAGGAGAATTAGTATGAATGAATTGATGAGATCGGCTATGAGATTTATAATTGATAAGGATATTAAAATTGATGATAATATATTTATTAAGCTATATAATGTCTCTCATAAGTATAAAGAGAAGAATCTATATAAATTGTCTATAAAGACATCACAACATACTTATGAGTACTTGTTGAAGTATTATAAGAAAGAGAAGAAGTTTATAGATTATTTTGACCTATAATATATGATAAGATAATCCGTATAATGGATTCATATATATATATACATTATTTAGGTGTAATCAAAATAAAGCTGAGCTAACGGCTAGACGGGCAGAAAGGAGAAACTATGAGTAGATTACTTAATGGTTTCACAAATCCTTATCTCAACGCCCTTGAGATGCAGGATGAAATTAATGTGGAGAACTCTAATCACCGTATGGAGATGGGAGTTTCCAAATGTAATGAAGTTATTGTTGAGCTTTCAGATTCTTTGAAAGCTCAGAAAGATTCTTCGACACCATTTCAGAAAGTGCTCTTAAATGAGCGTTTCTGGGAGAGTGTTGAAAACATCTTAAAGCTTCAGAAGGTGATGGGAATGGACGCCCATCATCGGGATGAAGTCCTGAAGTGTGCTCAGAAGCACTTCAAGGACTTTGATGATGGTGAGTTAGATTAACTAGCTCACCATCATTAGTCCGTTGGAGTGGATGGATAAAGGGCGATTCATCCACTCCTCTCTTTTTTCTTATTATCTTAATCACATATTTAGTAATAACAAATTATAGGAGGTATTTATTATGGAAGATAAGATTTTTGCTTGTATACCTTTTACGTATACTAGAGATGAGAAGTTGGTGTTTGAATATGATGATGAGAATAATAGAGTTCCTGCTCTAAAGAAGTGCTCATGGTTTAAACACAATACAGTGATATCAGATAATACTTTTTTTAATGTCTATGAGAGTACACCTAATGACACCATTTATCCTGATACGATATACATGACAAATAAATTGTGGTTACTTATTGAGACACCATATAATTTTGCATTGGATTTTTGGTCATCTAAACCACCAATTATTCCAAGAGTTAGTGATGATGAATTCTGTTGTGAATTGAGACATAATCCAAAGATATCTATGAGAGGATTTTTATATATTAATTTAAATTCTATAGAGTTAGATAAGATTATGTATAGGGTTATAGATTTTGATCATTGGGAATTACAAATGTGCTGTAATGATAGATTGTTTAAATTACGTGAAGATATGCTTGCTTATTTATGTGCATTAAAGGATACTATTCCAGGACTTAGATATAATTCTGGATACCCACTGAAAAGAGATTCTGTAAGTCCTAAGTATTTGAAGATTGATGATTTCTTAAAATATTTTAATTTTGAATGGGATACCGCTGAAGTTAATATAATATGCAGTACACCTGAAGGTGGTCTAGTATTTATATGTCTACCATTTGTTAGGCTTAAAAACATTATTAATATAAATGGAAGTGATATCACACGTCCTCATACAACTGGTGATGTAAAAGAAGTGGTTAAGTTGACAATAATTCATACTGAATTAGTAAGAAATCAACCAGAACCAGAAGTTCCAACGTATGATTATCCTAACTAGAAATTAATAGTTGACTAATATTGATGACTTATATTCTAACATATTAAGTCATCAATATTATTTTTATGATTACTAGACTAATAATACAGAAAGGATAATTAAACTATGGAGACACAATTTATAACTAGTGATGATGTAATAGAAACTTGGTATTATGAGATTAAGGAAGTATATCTACTATTTGGTAGTGGTGAGAAATATGAAGTGCCTAAAGAAAGAATTACTGGACTTAGTATAGATAATGATTATGAATCTAATATATTCCCAATATGTAAAATCAATATGACATTAGAATCTAATGCATATGAGAGTCTTATTAAGAACAAAAAAGATACTAAGTTACATCTATGGATAGTAAGATATTGTACCAATAAAGAAGATGACGGATCAGAGAAAAAGTCATTGTATAAAGACTATATATGTGATTTATTTCAACTGATAATAGATGAGGAAGATTTATCACCTAATAAGAATCTTGAAAAAGAGACTAAAGAAAATTTAGGAGATAGTGCTGATACTAATGATAATAGGTTGGAGAATATTTCTCTTGGTGGTAAGAATGAATTCTTCTTATATAAACAGAGTACATTTAAAGCTATGAAGAAAACCATTAATGTAGTATTAAAAAATGTTACTATGTTAGGAGCTGTTGCATATATTACATCTACTTGTGATGTTAAAAATATATTAGCTAGCCCATTTGAGAATAATAAGAATTATCAAGAGTTATTGATTCCACCACAAACAGCATTATCTGCTGTACAGTATTTAGATACTGAGTATGGTTTTTATAAATGTGGATCTATGATATTTTTTGGTGTTGATAGAGCATATTTCTTAAACTATAAAGGTGGTTGTACAGCTTGGGAAAATAAAGAAATTAAAGAGACTGCAATATTAGTACCAACTAGAGGTGGACAGTTTGATGGATTATCTGGATCTATTAGAAAGAAAGACCAGAATGAGAAATGTCGATATATTTGTTGTAGGACAGATTCAGTTGATGTTAGTGATAGAACTTCTAGTAATGATATGATTGGTGGAAATAATGCTACTATCATTAATACTAATACTAAGACAGTAGTAAATGCTACAGTAGATCCAAATGCTAATAGTCAGATTATTAAAACTAATACTAGTAATGAATGGTTAGCTACAACATATGCTGCACAGAGTTCAGCTAATTCTATTGTAATTAGTTGTGGGTGTGTTGGATTAGATGTATCTGTGATGCAACCTAATAGGAATTTTACATTCTTATTTGAAGATACTAAGAACACAGATAAATATAAAGGAAATTATATGTTAACTAGATCCACATTAGTATTCACTAAAGATGGTAGAGATATGAGTGTTAGAGGAAATTTCACATTTAAGAGATCTGGAATTACTTCTACAGTATCAGTCAATGATAATTAAGTGCTGGGAACTTTTGACTAATATTTGGATATTTTAAATATAATGAAAGGGGTTGTATAATGGCAACTAATAAAAAAGTACAAGTCCAATATCACCAGATTAATGGTGATGACAATACCGATATTTATTTTAAGACTAGAGATAAAGATGTAATGTTAAATGATGATGGTACTGAGAAACTATCTGATTATACTGACTATATTAAGAAGTTAAGAGGTGGAATTGTTAATGTAAAACCATCATCAACTAATGGACATATTAGAGTTAACGATCAGGAAGTTACAGTATATACTCACCCAGAAATGAGTTCTATCACACCTGGGAAATATAGTTCTGTCAATGTGAATAGTGAAGGTCATGTTACTGGTGGTACTATGGGAGATGGTACAGTTACAGTTCAGGATCTTAGTTATTCATTACCAACACAGTTACCAACATTAGATTCTGTTAAAGATGGTCATGACCATACTGTGGATACTTATATCAATTCATTAATTAATAGAGCATCAGAATTAGGTACTATTGCAAATCTTAATGAGATTGATAATAACAATCTTTCAGCAACATTACAAAGTACTATTAGTGATAAACTTAATAGATCAGAAATGAAGATTGTTAATACTAGAGAAGTAACAGAACCAGGATTAATTCCAGATGCTAGATTAGTTGCAGAATTATTTAAGACTATTGGTAGTGGAAATAATTCTGTAGTAAAAGTATATGATATGGAAAATACGACACTAAATGAATTGTGGGGATCTAATATGCCAGAAGGTGTATTTATGACAGTAGGATTTTTTACTAATAAGAGTGGTGAGTTTAAAGCTAATAATTCATCATTAGAATTACTTGGAGTTGCTGATGATATGTGGATGTTTATCAATATGAGATTTGATAATAATAGTCCAGGTAAATTAAAGCAATATGTAACTGGATGTTATACTCATCACACATTAGGTAGAATTATTGATCCAGTAGCAAGAAATATGAATACAAATACTGTGCTCCATATCTACAATCAGTATATTCCACATAACTGGTCAATAGAATCAATGCCTGTAGTTAATAATGAATTAAATTCATCACTATGGGATGGATGGGGTAGTAAGTTAATTCTAGTAAGAGTTATCTATAATGGAAATAAGTATCTTGGCACTTTATCATATATCAATACTTTAGTAACATCATTTGTTGAGAATGAAGTACTTAATGGTTGTATCCCATTATCTGGAAATATCTTTTTAAATTACACAGCTAAGAAATCAGCTAATAGAGCATGGTTCTCATTCTCTAAGAAGGTTATTGATAATGGTGTAGAAAGAGATGCAACTTCAGTTGTTGCGTATTTATATAGATCATAATTATAATTGAGATACAGAGTTTAGATTCTCTGTATCTCAATTATTATATTTAAAAAATAAGCTTATACTCGTAATTATCATCATATGATAACTTCTTAATATCTATCTGATTATAATTTCCATCACTAACTTCAAATACTGCAATATCTCCTAATTTATTCTGTAGGATGATAGTAGATTCACCTATTGATAAATTAATAGGTTCTGTAGGATGTTGATAACTTAATCCACTATATTTGATAATGTCAATATCATCTTTAAGATTATCTTCTGTAGTATCCATATTAGTAAATACAACATCATCTTTAATCTTATAAGATTTAAAGTCTGATGTATCCTTATCAAGTTTGACATAATCATTGTATAGTGTGTTATCAATATCTGGACATAAACCATCATTCTTATAAGTCATAGAATTGGTTTTAAGATAATTATAAACATCAGTAAGATCATTAGTAAACTTATACACATTAAGTATACTATTTATCATATTAACATTTCTCTTATAGATAGTTAACATACCAACCCTTACAGTAGATCCTAATTCATCTGGTTTAACTAAGTCTACCTTACCAAGATTAAAATCTAATAACCTACCAGT